AAACTTTTTCAAGGGTCACGAATCAAGGAGCTTGTTGCTTGTGGCTTGTCGCTTGACGCTTGTAGCGAAGGGCTTGAGGCTTGCCGCTTGTGGCTCGAGGAGCTTGGGGCTTGATGCTTGCGGCTTGGCGCTTGAAGCTTGACGCTTGTTGCTTGGAGCTTTGAACCCGTTGCGCTTCGAGTCTTCCAACCATTTGAAGAACTTTTCACAGCTGGCCAGGTACGCCTGCGGCAGCTCTGAGTGCGGCCGCAGGAAGTAATGTGTTAGGTCGTTGTGTTTAATTCTCTTCAATTTTATACTCCAACCATCCATTAGCTTCGTCTACGCCCATCATAAATGCGTGGGCCAACAAATCATTTTTAAACTCATATGTTTTTTTAGTGTAACCTTCTTCAGGCTTATCGATTCCTTTAACAGCTTCGGTGCCCCATATTATAGTTATTTTTTTACTCATCATTTTCCTTCCTGTATTCCTCAAACTTCTTTTGATCAGCCTTTACCATCTGAAGGATCTCATCCAGAGTATCAGCTATTCTTCTAAGCTGTGTTACTTCACCAGTTCTATAAGTTCTTTTGTGAACTAGTTCTTCTAAGTCATATATTTCTTTGTCCATATTATTCCTTTCTAATTTTAACCTACATTATCCTACAGCGTTGTCAAGCTTGAAGCTTGCTGCTTGCCGCTCTTTTTTTTAAATCAGTCATCTTTAACCTCACTCACGTGATCTATTTCTAGTGAATCACCGTTTTCAAAATGTTCATCATCCCACTCAGAAGGTGGAATGGTCATAGCTTTTTTACGCGCCGCCTCAAAACTATCAGCCTCAAGCTCTATCTCATATGTAGCGTAAATAGTTTGGCCAGCTGTGATTTTATATTTCATATGTTCCTCTCTTTCTAAATCCATCCTACACTATCCCTCACCAGCTGTCAAGCTTGCTGCTTGGAGCTTGCTGCTTGCTGCTTGCTGCTTGTTGCTTGTAGCCTCTGGCTGGAAGCCAGCGCCAGTGATTGATTAAGACCAGGGCCCTGTCGGGCCCTGGTCTTCTACTCATCCATAAAACTTTCTTTGTTTTGCATATCTTGCACTATCCATCTCCATGAGTTGTTGAAAGTTTTCAACGATCTCTTTAGCCCGGAAGCCACCGTCACCGATAGCTATCTCTGCAGCTGTGTAAACTCTTGCTGCAATGTCCTTTGGGTTAAGATTACTCTTCAAGTAACCCTCCTTTGTAAACGTAGCATCTAAGGCTGCCTGGTATTGTTTTTCTTTTTTATTCATAATTATCCTTTCTAAATACATCCTACTATATCCTGGACAGCTTGTCAAGCTTGCTGCTTGAAGCGTGGCGCCTTGCGGCGCCACGCACAACAAAAGGATGATCAGCTAATCCCAGATCCTGCCGATGTAGATGATTGCACAACAGGATCAGGGATTAGCTGATCCCAGATCCCGCAAATCGTTGCGCGATCGTCGTACGAGATGGCATCTTTCACACCTTAACCACCAACGATTGGCATCCGTATGCGGGATCAGGGATCAGTTCTAGTTGTGGAACAGCCAAAAGGCACCACAACCAGAAGTTGTCCTATTAAATTAAATGTGTGTGTCGGAGCAACCCAGTTTCTTTTTTAATTTAATATATCCTATATAATACTTGACAATCCTTTTGTCAAGTGATAATTTAAAAATAATTTATGAAAGGAAATATATGTCAAAAAGACTAACACTCAATAATGAGAAAAGAAAAAACATTGAGAACGTATTTAAGTCTTATTGGGAAAAGAATAATATTTTTATTCAGCAACTCAATGAGGCAAAAAATAAATACAACTCAATGAGAATAAAGATGTTGGAACTTTGTAATAACATTGTTAGACAACATCAACCGCAGGAAGATGTCGATACTATTAAAAGTATGATTAATAAGTACGGCGAAGAAAACGGCGGCAGATTACATCATGATAATTGTTTTAATTTTTATCGTGATAGTGTCAACGACGACGGCGAGGAAGATACCGAAGAAGTTAATATCAACTTTGCTTTAGATGATGACAGAAAATTTGCGAGAGCATATTATCGAGATGAATTAATCGCTAATGGTGTTGACGCAGATTACGATTATCGTTGGGACAACTCCGAAAGTTGGAAACGAAAAACCCCACCAAAATATTACGAAGAAGAAAACAAAGCAGATAGTTGGTTAGGGTTTCGTAATTCTTCTAACGAGGACAAGTCAGTAATTAAACCGACTGCCGAATGGGCAAGAGATAAAATTTGGGTTATCGGTTCTGATTATTGTAGATCAAGAAAATTTAAAGTAGATGACACTGTCTTTTTATTATTCCAAGAGTTTAATAAACAGAAAAGTCAAGTCGCTTTAATGCATGAAAAACTTTTTAGTTATGCAGAAGAAAAACTTAAAAAGTTACGACTTGGTTTAAAGTCATATAGATATTTTGACCAAGCAAAAGAACTTGCAGATAAACTAAACATACCATTGAACGAGGGTATATTAAACGAAAGTAGCAGTATGGCGCTTTCAGTTTATAGTCCTGAAAACTTGGCAAGTCTTTTAGAAGATACAAAACAACAAACAAGAGAGGAAAAAATCGCTATTGCACGAGCCGCACTAGCGCAACAAGCAACTGTAAATTAACAGTTGACAAGGGGACAATATCCTATATTGTCCCCTACATGAAAGAACGAAAGGAAAAAATGAAAAACTTTTACATTACTTACTATAGTCAAAAAGATAAAAAGACTATTACAAGAAGAGGCGAA